GTCAGGTGCTGCAGCGTTCACGGGCGGTTCGGGCGTGGCCGGTGATACCGTTGCCGTAGGGGGATTGGCAGCTGCATCGGCAACCGGCGCCGGGTTCGAGGTGTCGGTGGGCGTGGTGGTCATCTGTGGACCCTTTCTGCTGGGGGAAGTGGTGCCGCGCGGGGCGGCGGCGAAAGCGTGGAAAGCGGTGACGGGGTCGGCGAGATCGTCGGCCAGACCTGCGGCGATGGCATCGGCCCCGCGAAACACGACCGCTTCCGTGGCCAGCGCTGCGGCGTGTGTCAGGCGATCCCCGCGACCGGCGGCGACGGTTTCCGCGAAGAGAAAGCGGACAACCTCCAACTCGCGCTGCATCTGGTCGTGCACGGTGTCGGGCAGCGGCTGGTAGGGGTTTGCGTCGACCTTGTGCGCGCCCGCATGGATCAGGGTGACCGCGATGCCCTTCTGATCCAGCGCCCCGCTCATGTCAGTGTGCAGGGCCACCACGCCGATGCTGCCCACCGCCCCGGTGCGTGGCAGGGTGATCCGGTTCGCCTGGGAGGCCAGGACATAGCCAGCAGAGAGCGCATGTTCGGCGACAAAGGCGTGGATGGGCTTCTGCGCCCGGGCGGCGCGGATACGATCTGCCAGATCAAAGGCCCCGGCCACCTCGCCACCGAAGCTGTCGATGTCCAGCGCAATGCCCCGCACGCCGGGATCGCTGAGCGCCGCCTGCAGCTGGGCAGCGATCCCCTCATAGGAGGTCAGCCCAGAAGACTGCCCGATCCATGCGCCCCGGTGCACAAGTGTGCCCGCGATTTCGATCACCGCGATGCCGTCGATCATGGCGAAGGGCTGACTGCCGTTGCGCTGGTGGCGCTGCGCGAGGTCAGTGCCGAACAGCGAGGCGCGAGCGGGTCTGGTAGCGACGTCGATATCGCCAGCGGGCAGATCGACGCCATGGAAGGTGATCTCCTGCCCGGTGATGCGCGGACCCAACCCGGACAGGAAGGCCAGCGCCTTGGCGGGATCGACCATCAAGGGCGTGTTGAAGGCGCGCTGTGCGATCTGTGCGTGGTGCATCATGCGCCCTCCGATGCGTCGGGTTTTTCGTCGGCGTCGTCGTCAGCCTCGTCATCCTTGGCGCTGTCCTGCTCCGCGTCTTTCGCCCCACCTTCGCCCGGCCCCTGCGCAGGCGACCCCGGCCGCCGGAAGTCGAGGCCCAGCGCCAACTCGCGTTTTCGCTCTGCAGCGATTTCCCGGTCGACCTGTTCGGCGTCATAGCCGCGCTCCGCCAGCGCCTGCGTGCGCGATTTCAGCCCGGCTTCGATCTGCAGGATCTCGGCCGAAGCATCCTTCATCGGGTCGATCCAGTCCCATTTCGTGGGCAACCAGGCGCAGGCCTGATATTGCCGCCGCTGGCTGTCATAGCCCGGCAGGTCCAGCGCGCCCGACAGCACGGCTGTGTCCATCCAGCGCACCCAGACCGCACGGCAAAGCTGATAAACCAGCACGCCGTGCTGCCAGGCCGAGATGCGGCGGCGGAACTCGATCAGGGAAATCCGCGTGTTGGAAAAGTTGCCCTTTGCCGTGTCGCCGGTGAGGTACCCATAGGGCACGCCCAGCGCGGCTGCGATCTGCAGCAAGGTCCGGTACTGGAACGGCTCATAGGTGCCGCCGGAGTCTGGTGTTGCCGGGGTCGAGACATCCTCGCCGGGATCGAGCCGCACCACTTGGCCGGGTTCGACCTCCAGATCCTCCTCGGTCGGTTCCAGCGGGGTTTCCGGGGCGGGCGAGGTGATGAACATCGCAAACATCGCCGCGATCTTTTTCCGTTCCAACTCGGCGTCATCGTAGAGGTCGAGGGTGAACAGCTTCACGATGGCAGCGGCAAACCGCGACACGCCGCGCAGTTGGCCAGCCTCGACCGGGTCCAGCACATGGATGACATCGCCAGCCGGAACGCGGACGGTTTCCCCTGTGAGGCCGGGATCGGTCAGATCGCCCGGGTGACGGCGCAGGAAGTGATAGGCCACGCGGCGGCCAATGCCGTCGAACTCGATCCCCTGCCGGATCAGCCCGGCACCGGGCAGGGTACGGTTCATGTCGAGCGGCAGCATTTCCGCAGGCAACATCTGCAATTGCAGGGGCACTGTCAGCCCATCCTCGACCCGGCGCGGCCGGATGCGGAGGAACACCTCGCCCGACAGGAAGACCTCGCGGGCCGCCCGGCGCTGCAACCCGTAGAAGTCGGTCAGCCCTTCTGCATCGGCATCATCGGTCCACGCGAGCCACAACGCCTGCAGCTCTTCCTTCTTGGCGGCATCGGCGATGGTCGACGAAGGCTTGATGCCATCGCCAACGACATTGCTGGCGAAGCTTTCCACCGCGTTTGCGGCATAGCCGTTGTTGCGCACCAGCCAGCGCGCGCGGGCGGTGATCGTGTCGCCCGAGGCGGCGATCAGCGTGTTCACATGGGCGCGGCTGGCGCGAAACCCGCGTAGGCGACGATGGGCTTGTGCGGCATCGAACCCGCCGATGATGGATCCCAGCCTCTGGCGGAATGCCTCGAACGCCATGGATCACAGGCCCTTCGTGGCGACCGTGCCCCAGCGCCGACGGCGCGGAGTGCCGGTGGTGGCGGTGGCGATCCGGGTTTCCAGATCGCTGATGGCATTCGCCAACTCGGCGTCCGAGCCGTAGTTGATCGATTTGCCGTCATAACTGACCGAGCGGACGCCCGCGTAACGCGCCTCCTGCAGGGCGGCCAGAAGCGCGCGCATCCGTTCCAGATCCATCTCAGTCCCTCATGAAATTCGGTGTGTATGCCCGGCGCTTGCGCCGTGGCGTGGTCGGTGTTCCGGCCTTTGGCGCAACAGGTGCGGGCGGTTCAGCTGGAGTCGGAGTCTGCGGTGCCGGTCGGGTTTCCACCCCGGCCTGCGCTTCCAGCCGCCGCCATGTTGCCTCGTCCCAACGATCCGCGCCCATGATCCAGGCCGCAGCCCTTGCATAGACGCGGGTGTCGAGCGCCTCGTTGCGTTCGCGCATCTTCTGCCATTCTGGGTGGGCATAGCCGCGCTTGTTGCGCACGGTGACCAGCTGTTCGGCCACAAGCTGCTTCAGCCATTCGGTGTCGATCCAGTCGGGCAGGTGCACCGTGCCGGGAGGAAAATGAACGCCCAGCGCGTTCGGCGGACTTACGCCGCGCCACTGGCGCGACGGTTCCGCCTCACCCTCGTCGCTTGGCCGCTCCAGCCGGAGGAAGCGGTAGGTCTCGGTCTTGAACGTCGCTGTGGCCACCGACCACAGCCGCGCCCCGCGGCGCAGACGCTTGCCGCCGATGGTGGCGTCGACAAAGGTCGGGCCCGACACTGGCGTGGCACGGTTGAACCCTTCCAGACCCTTGATCGGCGCGACCTGCTCAAAACCCTGCTTGCGCGCCCATGCATAAACCGCCGGGGCTTCATAGCCGGTGTCGATGGCGAGCTTGCCGATCAGCATCACCGCCCCATTGGCGCAGGCCCATGTGCGGCCCAAGAGGGCGGTCAGTTTGTCCCAACATGCCGGATCGTCCGGACCACCGGCAATCACGATGTGATCGACCAGCCAGCTTTCCAGGCCGCGACCCCAGGCCCAGACATCGACCTCGATCCGGTCCTTCTGCACATCGACGCCAGCGGTCAGGAACAGCCCGCCAACCGGGATCTGCACGCCCGCGTAGCTTTCGCGCCGTTCCGCCAGCCGCTGCCACTCCGGCGCGTCACCCGACTCCACCCACGTCTCGCCCAGCAGGGTGTTGCGCGCCGCGCGCAGCATCTCTTCCGAGCCTTGCGCCGCCAGCCATTCGCGGGCGATCTGCTGCCAGCTTTTCCAGCCCAGCGGCGAGTAAAGCGCGGAGAGGTGGAAGCCGATAGAATGTGGGTCGGATGAGGCGGCGGTCGCACGCCATTCGCCCCGTTCCAGCATCTGCGTCTTGTGATGCTCCGCGATGGGCTTCTCGCATCCCTCGCAGTGATAGGCCGCCGTGTCAGGCCGACCCTTGTCCCAGCGTAGACGTTCAAACTGTAGCCATTGCATCTGGCCACAGTGCGGGCAGGGCACGAAATACCGGCGCTGATCACTGGCCTCATATTCCCGCTCGATCCGGCTCAGCCCCCTGATCGTGGGCGTCGAGACCATGAACACCTTGCGGCGATGCGAGAAGGTGGTGGTGCGCGCCTCTGCCAGCGTGACCGGGTCGCCTTCCTCGTCGGCGGAAGGCGGATAGGCGTCGACCTCATCGAGAAAGATATAGCGCGCAGGCATCGATCGCAGGCCAGTCGCTGAGTTGGCCCCGGTCAGCACCAGGATGCCGCCGGGGAATTCCTTTGACAGCATCGAATTGCCCGCGTCGCGTGACCGGGCGGGGTTGACGCGTTCGCGCAGGGCGGGGCTATCCGCAATCAGCGGATCGAGACGGCCCCGCGATGTGCGCTTGGCCAATTCCAAGCTCGGCAGCACCGCCAGCATCGGCCCCGGCGCGTGATGGATGACGAAGCCGATCCAGTTGTTGCCCGCCTCGGTCGCGCCCACCTGTGCGGCCTTCATGAAGGTGATGCGCTGCGCAGGATGCCGGGGCGACAGCACATCCATGATCTCGCGCAGGTAAGGCGCGCGGGCGGTGCGATAGCGCCCCGGTTCGGCCGCACCGCGCGAGGACAGCCAGCGGTGTTGATCCGCCCATTCCGATACCGTCAGGTCCGGATCGGGCCGCATGCCGTTCCGCCAAACCCGCAGGATATCCTCGGCCCCGTCAAAGCTGAGGTCGAGTTCTGCGGTCAGGTCGTCGCCGGTCAGATCATCACTGTCATCATCCAAGCGAGACCCGGAGATCGGCGAGGGCGTCGAGGTGCTGTCTGACATGGGTTTCCAGCACCCTCTGCAGGATCGCGGCCTCGATCATCACTGGTGTGCCGGATTGCTTTTCCACCTCTGCTGCCACCTCGGCCGCCATCAGCGCCGCCACCCTGCTGGGCCAGGTCACCCAAGTATCGCGTTCCTGGCGCGCGAGGCGGAACACCAGCGTTTCCGCCCGGGCCCGGTCCACAAGCGTGCCCTTGCGCTTCTGGATTGCCAGTTGCTTGTCTTGGGCCTGGTAGACCGTCAGCGCGGTGCGGGCCTTCAGATAGGACGAGCTGTCTGCTGGCCCGCTGAACCCGCTGTCGCCACCCGTGCTGCGCCGCTGCTGGTCCGGGTCGGTCATGTCGGCACGGCGTACATCGGAGGCGGCGGCGTTGATCGAGCCGTCTTTGTAAACCACCAGCCGCCCGGCCTTGCGCGCCTTCTGGATCGCCCCGCGTGAGAGGCCGGAATGGGCGGAGTACTCCCGTTCGGACATACCTTCCATGATGCTTTGACTGCCTTCAAGATATTGGAATTAAATGGAAATGATCTTCTTATTCAGTTGATTACACTCCCGCGCCGAGCGATTCTGGGTACAGGAAAATGATGCAACTCAGCCCCGGAGACCACCCCATGACCGCCAAGACCCCCCCTGCCAAAGCCCCCAGCGAAGCCCTGCTGCTGGAGATCGCGACCAGGCATTTCCACAGCATCGAGACGCTGGAGACCCGCAACAGCGACCGCCTCGACTTCCACGATGTGGCGGTCTGGGCGATCCGCGCCGCGCTGGAAGAGGCTTATGCCGCTGGCGTCGCCGCCGCGTCCAAGCGCTGAGGGAGGGCAGGACATGACCATGGCCACTACAACTATCCGCATCGACATCGACACGCTGCCCGACCATCTCGACCGCTCGCGCACTAGCGTGGTGGCGGAAGCCATCGAGACAGCGCTGCGTGAGGGCGGGATCAAGGCCGATTGCTCGGACCTCTTCTCGCACATCAAGATCGACCTGCCGACTGCACAACTGGCCGCCGCCAGCGCGGTGCTGGTCGATCTGCAGCTGATCTGAGGCAGCATCATGACCACCCGCCGCGCCACCGACAGTGAGACCGCTCCCGCCACCGTTTCGAGGGAGCGGTCGAACAAAGCCCTCGACGCCTTCATGACCAGCAAGTTCCAGATCGACGCGATGCTGGAGCGCCTGAAGGCCCTGAGCGACGACCATTTCGAGACGAACCCCGACGAGATCAATTGGGGCCACGTCGGCACCCTGAACCACTACGCCAGCCTGCTGCGCCAGATCACCGACAGCGCGTTCAAGGAGGGCGAGCATGCCGCTTGATCCGGCCCAGCGCCACCAGATCGAACAGGATGCCATCACCGCCGCATGGGAGGCCGAACGCGTTTCCGCCTGCAACGAGGCCATCGCGCTGCTGCGCGAGATCGCCAATCTGGACCGCGACGACGATGGAGATGTGATCATCGGTACGGATGCCGACGGTCACAACGACCTGATGTCGCGCATCGCCGCCTTTCTTGCCAACCATGACCAATAGGGGAACACCATGACCAAGCTGACCGAAACCCAGACCCTCATCCTCAGCGCCGGGGCCCAGCGCCCCGAAAACATCGCCCTGCCGCTGCCCAAGGGGCTGGCCGGGGCGGCGGCGAAGATGGCCGTGACCCGGATGATCGAACACGGCTGGCTGCAGGAAGTTGACGCCAACCTGCGGCGCAATGAGCCGCTCTGGCGAGAAACCGGCGATGGGCACGGCACCACGCTGGTGGTCACCGAGGCGGGGCTGCTGGCCATCGGGATCGAGCCGGTGGTGGCGA